TTCCATCCTTCCTGACAATGGATTCTCTGCTGCCTGCTTAAAACTGTTTAACGTCATACGCTGTGTCAAGTCCATAAAAGTACGTGTTATATCAGCAAGCATTAACGGTGTACTACCATGCCCTTTTGCCTCATTGTGTAATATGTACCGCATCTTATCCTCAATAACTTGTATTGCTGAACGCATTTGAGATTCAGTAAGTCGTTTGCCTTGATAAGTACTGCTAAACAAATCTGCTATTGATTTACCTAAAACGATAGCATCCTTTAAATTAGCTTCATTCAATTTATTTACACCGATTGTTTTAGCTAATACTGTTTCGTACTGTGTCAAATCTTTATCGAACAGTCCATAGTTATACATTTCGGCCAATTTCTTAGCTGCTCCTTTTTGAGCAGGCGTTACTGTTGTCTTATTTCTTGCAGCTATTTCATTTAATCCTTTTTGGATTACATCACTTCTTAAATTAGTATATTCTTCAATGAATGAATCTTTAATTCTTTCTAATTGTTCAGGAGTAAAGCCACTTTTTTCTAATGCCTTTGCCACATTCTCGCTTACCTTATTTACGCTACCTTCTTCTCCTGCTAATTTCTTCCAATCAAGCACATTCCTTTCTTCTACTCCATCTTTTGTTTTAACTTTTATTGTTTTACCAAAACCTTGTTCGATTAAAGCGTTCTGTACATACTGTTTTGGCGTTGGGTCAATTGCTTCCAATATTTCTTTTCTTCCATCACGTTCCGCTTTTAACTTATCAATATCTTCAGATTCAACACTTTGTTTATTTTCAGCAATATCCTTTTCTCCTTTAGCTATTTGCCTGTTTAATTCAATGTTTTCTTTTATTAATCTATCCTCAACCGCTTTAGCTGCTTTTTCATTAGCATAAGGGTCTTTTTCTTTAGGCAAATATTTATCTCTTAATGCTTCCAATGATTTCTTCTGCTCACGAAGTTGGTCTAACTTTTTACTTTCAAGTTTGCTTTTTGATTTCTTTACTTCACGCTCTTTGTTGATTATTTCTTCACGGATACCATCAATTTTATTTTGCAGATTTCCTTCGGCTGTGGCTACCCTTTCTGCTGTTGTCTTTTCTTTTGGTACAGCCAATGGGTCTATCTCATTAAGGATTGCTTTCTTAGCTTCTCTTACCTCTGTTAGCTTACTTATTTCTGCATCATTGGAGTAATCTGTCTTTTCATTTTTCGGTGTACGCTTACGGGCATTAATTTGCTCATTCAAATCAATTATATCATTAACCAATTTGTCCTTTACTCTTTCCCGTTGCTTTTCTATTTCGTATATATCTTTTTCTTCAGGAAGGTATTTATCCCTTAACTCTGTTATTTGTTTTTCAACTTCTCGAAGTCTTGCTAATTCTAAATCCTCATTAAGCGGTTTGTTTTTTGCTTTTAATTCACGTTCTTTATTTATTATTTCTTCACGAATTTTTTCAATCCTTTTTGATACACTTTCTTTAGCAGATTTTAGTCTTTCGCTATTTTTGTTACCTTCCGGTTCTATACCTCCTAAATAATCTTTTCTAAATTCATCTTCTTTCTCCCACTTTTTACCATATTTTTCTTCATAGGATTTCCTAATTTTAGCTATACCTAATTCAACCGCCTTTGCTGCTGTTACACTTGCTTTTAAAGCTGCCCTAATAGTAACAACGCCTGCATCTACTAATGCAGTCATACCCGTTACATCACTATAAGTTTTGTTCTTTAATTTTTCATGTATTTTATCAAGTGCTGAAATAGCTTTATCTACTGCTGTTTTCTTTTCTTTTGGTAACGCTTCATATATTTTAGTAATCTCGCTCTCTACCCCTTCTTTTACTTTCGCTTCAATTTCTGTTTCTGTAAATCCACTTGGCTCTTGTTGTAAGTTTTCTTCATACTGCTTTTGTATAGTTTCAGCATCAGCTTGCACTAATTTCTCAATCTTCCGTTTTTGCTCTTTTTCTGCTGTAGAAAAAAACTTATCTGTCACTTTCGATATATCGTACCCTACTCTTGCAATTTGCCTTAACCTACCATAACCTATAGCCCTTGCAGCACTACGCTGTTCTGACATAGACTTATCCCTTACTAATTTTAGTTGTTTTTCAAGTGTTAATGCATTATCAGGATTGGCTTTTATCTGCCTTTCCAAATCAAGTTCCATCGCTATTTGAATGAGCGACTTTTTATCAACTGATAATGTATTTTTATTGTCATCTAAGTACTGCAATAACTTAGGAATATAATCTTCTCCAAACTCTTTCTTAGCAGTTTCAACTACATTTGTGCCATGATCTAAGGCATCTTTTAATTTAATCTCATTATACTCCTTTTCTTCTTTTGTCAACTCCTTACCTGTTTCACGTTCTACATTACTCAACGTTTCCTTTACAGTATCGGATTCTATATCTTTATGAACCAACTTATGAAAGTCATCAGAAGCAGATTCTATTACATTTGCTACAGGGGGTTCTTTACCCCCACCGCCTCCTTCTCCCGTAACTTTTTCTGCTGCTGGCTCAATTGTATTAGCTTCTTCATTTGTAGTATCTGCTTTCTTTTTGGTGTTAGGTACTTCTGCTTTTGCTTCTTCACTCTGTATAGGTTTGTTTTCTGAAATTAATTTAGATTCATTTAATTCTACTTTTTTAGAACCTTTAAATACATCATTTAGATACCCTGCAATAACTGACTTTGCCGTTTCAGCATCAAAGCCATCTTTTGTAAATTCATTCTCAACCTCTTTCAATAAATCATCTATCTTAATACCACGATTAGCCGCCTCTTTCATTGATTCACGTAATTTTAAACCATCGGAGTACTGTGTGGCAGGTTCGCCCATTAATGCGTCCTTAAAATCCTTAATAATATCTACATCAAGCAGTTTTTCAGAGTTACTATACTTCTCTATAACAGACTTGGATTGCATTGCGTCTTTCTTATCTATAAAAGAGCCAAACCCATTCGGCTTTTCATTCTCTTTTTTAATTAAGCCATTAATAACACTGCCAGCTTCCGATAATGGGACAGAGAAAACGCTATCCCTTTCACGTCGCTCCATTTCTTTTTCTAATTTGTTAAATTCATCTCTTTCAGGTGTGCCTCTTTTAGCAGTTTCTATTTCGACCATCCTATTTTCAATATCAGCATCGCTCCTTTTTACACCATCTTTCTTTACAGTAGAAGGCTCAATGTTTTTTGATCCCGATTTTGGCAAATTTGCTATTTCTGCATCGTATTTTTCATTAATTAACTTTTCAATACTTTCTCTTGTAGTATGTATGGGATTGCCTTTGCTATCAAAACTATCACTTCTTACTTTATGTGATACCGCTTTGCCGTTCTCGTTCGTTGTTGTCTCAAATTCAGAAGTGAATGCACTTTTTATTCCTAAAAATTTATTCCCTTTTTCTTCTTTTATTGAATCCAATTCATTTCTCCTTCTTGTTTCAATATCTTTTAATTCAGGAACGGAAGCGGTAGAAGTTGGTTCTCCTTGTCCAACTTCATTAGTACTATTAGGTAATGCTTCTTTGTCATTTTGCACTTCGGGAACTTTAACTTCCTGTTGTAAAGGATTAGTAGCCTGTTCTGTAGGCTTTGTTGCTTGTTCAAGACTTGTATCATTAGGACTTACATTAAGTGATTGTAATCTCTCTGTATCTTCTTGTATTTGTTTTTGAATAAGAGCCTTAGTGCTTTCTGAAAGCGTTTCGTCTTTTATCAATTCTGAATTTTTATCAATATCAGCTTGAATAGTTTTAGCTTCTTTGCTATCCAATTCTTGTTGATAAACTTCTTCCTTTGCAACTTCTAAGTTTTGGTCAAGCACTTCAACTTCTGATTGCATAGCAGCCTTTGTATCTTCCGGCAATGTTGTATTATGTGCCAAGTCGGCTTCTAAATCAGTCTTGGCTTTTACTATTGCTTTTACTTTTTCACTCTTTGCAGTCGGTGTGCTTACTGATTCTTTACTTGGGTCAAGTGCTTCATCAGCTTTTTCTTGTGCAAATTGTTCTGCTGCTGCCAACTGTGCATCTTCTTGTTTTGTTAACCCACCTTGCGCTCTTTTATTCCTTATTGCAACCGCAACCCCTGACATTGACCCACCAATAATAGCAGATATGCCACCTGTTTCCACTAAGCCATCATACCACTTTCTTGTAGCATCATAAGTATTAGCTGCCGTTACGTTTGACAATGCTTGAACGCCTACTTCTTGGGCCACTTCACTTGCTATACCTCCTGCTATTTCATTAGTTAATCTACCTCCAACTGTTGACGATAATTTTTTAGCCAATAACCCCGTAGCCAAACCACCTGTGTACTTATCCATTTTACGAAACATACTCATAAATGGCAATCCTTCTGTTGTATTTAATGCTGCGTTTATCCAAAATGCCTTTGCCGCTTGATCTTCTGTCGCACCTGATTGAACTGCCGCTTCATACTCGCTTGCCCCGCCAACTGCTGCACCCAACGCTGCTGTTGTTAATGCTGGCGACATTTTCATTACTTTACCACCAAGACCACCAAGCATAAAGCCGCCCATTTGCCCTACTGCTGTAAATAATTTTGTCCCAAACTGTTCTTGCTGTTCAGGAGTTGCTTCGCCTACCAAATCTTTTACTGTATCATCTACCCACTTTCCTGCTTTATAGGTTACTAAATCTTCAGTTTTTTTATCTGTGTATTCATTAAAGAAGTCATACCTTTTAGCTGCTATCGCTATTGATTTAAGAGATGAAGATATAACAGACGCAAAACCTGTTGCAGCACTTTTTATTGGAGCAACACCTTCTGGCTTTTCTTTTAATGATTGAGGTTCGGCAGGTGTCATCCAATTAGCTTCAAGATACTTTTCTGATTTTTTAGGTGCAACCTTTGGTGTTATCGGCTTTGGTAATGGGGCATTACCTTCTTGCTTATTTGGGTTAAGCACTTTATCGAATGAAAATCTATCGTCAGTTTCTTGCGCAGGTAATTGAGAAGGTGTAGCCGAAGATTGAGAAGGTAAAGCTGTAGTTGCTTTTTTTTTTACACCAATAGTTTCTTCAAAGTCATTCATGTCTTTAAAGCCCAATTCCTTATTACTATCCTCAAAGAATACTTTACGGCTATTACCATCGTTCATTAAATCTCTGAACTCATTAATATCCTTAAAGCCTTTGTTTTTGGCGTAATTATCAAATAAGAATTGTAATTGCTTTTCGTCCATGTTACTTTTTTTGTTTTGCTTCTTTCATCCTTTCGGCCAATGACTTTGTTTCGGATGGTTGTTTTTGAGTACTTCCCCCCTTTGCTACCTTTTGTTTTGCGACTGCTTCTTTAGATGCTTTTAACCTTCCAAACGTCTTTGCAAAAACAGCGTCAGGGTCTAATGGCTTATTTTCAGAATCAACTAATTTACCATCTATTTTTTTAAGATATTTTTTATTCCCTATCTCAATAGGTTGATAATCCCTTGACATTGTCCTTGTGTCTTTTTTGCCATATAAATCTTCTTCTTGTTGGGATGTCATATCTGTAACTTCCACCAAATCTATTTCAATTCCAGTAGAAGGGTCTTTAAATTTTACCGTTGGTCTTTCTAACGCATCATTATAAAGGTCAGGTATATTATATTGCTGCATTAATGCCAACCGTTTATCCTTACCTTTTTCTCTCTTTTGATTTTCAGCCCTTGTAAAAGCCTGTCTTGCCAAACGCTCTTTAGTTCTGTATTCTTCTAATGATTTTATGTCTGTAAAAGTTTTAGGTATTTTCATTTGAGAGTACTCTGCAATCTTTACTCCAGCAGCCATCTTTTCTTTTGTATCGGCCACTAATTCTTCTCCTGTTTGTGGGTCTGTTTTGCCATAAACAGACTGTAATGCTGCTGTTGCCCTTTGTATATCGGCAGGGTTACTTAACATATCTTCATACTTATTCCCTAAAGTAGTGCTATTAGCTGCATCAACGCTTGCATTTATACCAATCTGCTTTAACTTTTCAGGGCTATAACCGTATGTGTAAGTTACTTTTTTTGCAACTTCATCAAGCACTCCTTTATCTTTAGTGTCCCTGTCAGGAACAATGCCATTTGTTATGTTCCTATTGTGTGCCATTTCAATTTGTGGAGTATATGGAGCCGCCGCAACTGAATAATCTGAAAAAGAATATGGCATCTTTAATTCAGGGTCTTTGTAATGAGTAGGATCGTATATGGATTTATCTACGGCATCTTTTACTTTTAAGTCATTTTCCCTATATCTGTGTTTGCCGTCAAAAAATGCCTTGCCCGTTTCCAATTGAAACTTTCCTTCTGCTTTCGATGCTGCTATTTTCCTTAAATTATCCTGCATCATTTTACTGTAAGCAGATGCAGCAGAACCTCCTTTAAGTATATCTTTTGAGTTCTCAATAAAGAACCTTTTTGTATTTTCAATATCCTGACCTATCCCTCCATTTCCATTTGGATCTTCCCAATCCTGCGACCTTACTCCTGCCGAATTTAACTTGTCCGGTAATTCAGAATAATGCCTATATGCAGCCTCGTCTATCGCTTGCTGTTTAGCTTTCTGTTGCGACACAATCCTCATATAAGGACTTGAATCAAGTACAACATTTCCTGCACTGTATAACGTAGGTGGGTTTTGTAACATGCTATTTTAAATGAGCCATTTATAATTTATTATGGATTACACCTTACTATTGTAGGTAAAATAAACATCCATTAAGGATCCTTTTAACCTCTTCCTGCTTTTGCGCCTACCGAAGCAGCCCCACCTGATCCACCACCACCAAATGTGGCACCTGCACCCATAGTTCCGAATCCTCCAAATATATTCCTTATACCTGAATTTACTGTATTTGCCGCCTGCCCAGCCTTCATTGCTTTTAAATTATAAAGCATATCAAACTTCTTCTGCTCTTCATTTGTTTTCATCCCTGAAGCCTGACCTAATCTATTTAAGTTTTGCCCTTGTTCTGCCTCCGCTTGTGATACTGCTTTAGCACTTGCATCGTTAGCCCCTTGTACAAGACCTCCTATTGCGCTTAATCCTAATCTTTTATTTTGAGAAGCATTTATACCTGTAGCCATATTTCTACCAATCATGTTCTGCTGCGTTTGGTATTGCTGACTATTGTACGGGTTTGCGCTATATCGCTGCAATGATTTATTATAGTAATCAAGTATCGACTGATTGGGCTTAAACGAATTGGCTTGATTCTCCAAATCTCTTTGAGTGCGTTTAACCTGCGCTGCCCCTGCTATAGCTTGACCTATACCAAATAGCGTTTGCGCACCTCCCATCCCTAATGATAATGGATCAATTCCCATAATATTATTACTTTAAATTGTATTTACTTTCAATTCCACTTACTGTTACAGATGATAAAGTTACTAAACGTGCAGGAGTTTGTTTCCTTATTTTTATTGTAACCAAATTGCCTTTAAGCGTACTGCCATTTGATATACCTCCCAATGAATTTGACGCACATAAAAAAGCCGCATTATACTTGCCCTCAAACTGTTCAAAATCACCTTCAACTAAATTTGACTGCTGCTTTGTTGTGCCGTATTCATTTGAACTTGTTGTTATTTCAGGGCAATCCCATTTTTCAGATACCAACATTTCAATAGCCTTAAATGTCTTTACCGCATTTTCTGCTTTGTTGAAAACTGATGTTATATAGCTGTCATACTTTACTCCAAAAAAATCATTGTACTCTGTATCGTTATCATGCGTATATAATATTCCCCCTTCAAAAGAACACATATTTATACCAAGAGTTACCCAAAACTCCGGCAGGCAAGATGAAAACGTTTCAAACCTATTGTTTTCTTCATCAAATATGAGTGTCTGTGATGGCATGTTATGTTTTAATGATATGCGGTACTACTACGAATGAGTTTCTTATGTCAATAGATGTTCCTGAACCTACACTTGATGACTTTCCTTTTGTTGCGGCTGTTATTATAGGGTCTAAGCGGTATTCACTATTACCTGCTTCTGTTGGATTACCCCTTGCAATAGCATCATCGGCAGAAAATGGATCATTAAGTCTCGTTGTAGTAACGTCTGCGAATACAAAGTGATTATGCGCAGGTAATTCTGCAACAGAAATAGTATGCGTATTTAAACCGCCCGTTAAAGCAGTCATATTATACTGCGCATCTGCTGCATCATAACCTGCTAATACCTGCTTCTTTATAGTGGGCAAATTAAAGGTAGTACTTCCGTCCCCTGACCCCCAAATTGTTCCTATTATCCCAAACAAAGAGGCATAAGTAGTTCGGCTTACCGCTGCTCCATCGCATAGCAGGTACCCCGCAGGAACGGCTGTAGGCAATCCCCCAAAAGGTAAAATTATTCCAGGTGTCATTTCTTCAATATTTAAAGTTGTTTCAACATCACTTAATCCACATGCGTTTGTTACTGTAAATGTAATCAATTCATCTATTAATTCTGCATTTGGTGTTCCGGTAAATAGTATATTACTACCTGCAATAGTTATACTTAACCATGCAGGCTTCACTATTGATGATAAACTAAATGGAGCAGTGCCGCTTAAAGGAACATTATAATTATACAAATTATCAATATACCCAATTGGCAAAGATATAGCAGGCACTACTACAGGAATACACGTTGGCACCTCTTCCTTTAATGTTATAATGTAATTATTTAATCTTTGGTCGTATGCTCCATATATTTTAACCGTATTGTTAATGAATTTATTAGCCCAACTATTCATTTTGAACATAACAGATAATGGCTTTACTCCATCATTGCTCAATCTCCAAATAACTCCTTTTATATTATCACATCCATATATAGCATAGTTAAATGAAGCCACACTTTCAGGGCAAGTCCCTATACCAAAATCTCCTACATAATACTGAATAGGATTAAGTAATTTATCTGTCTGAAAAATAACCTGCAAGCCGCTTGCATCTTTTCCTAAAGCACTAAATAACGGAACGCTACCAATCTTCAATTTCTGCAAAACGGTCATTTGCCTGTTCTTCACAACCAATGCCATTACATCACCAAAGCTATAATCGTATTCATCTGAATTTTTGTAATAGAAGCGATTTAAGCCGTTTATATTTGTATTTGCTTGGTACGCCTCCCCAAACCTTATAAGTGTTGAGTAGTATTGCTTTTTTGCGTTAATATCAATTACACTTGGCCTGCCATCAATACTACTTACTTTGCTGATGTAAAAATCTACCACATTTGCATCTATTACACTAAAGTCATCGTATCCTACATCTGACTTTGCGATAACCCTTCTTCTAAAATAAGCATCTCCTTCATATAGATTATACTCTGCCGGAACAACACCTACTACCTGATCTGTTACCTCTCCTGAATGTGTTCTTGTTGACAATGTAGGATTAATAATATCATACTGAATGCCTATTTCAACAAATGTTTGATTATCAGAAGTCCCTACTTGTTGTGTAGGACTATACAGTTCTATAACGTAGTTTTTAGTGCTAATTATATTTCCTGTAAATGGGGAAATGTTTTTTATTTTAATAAATTCCCTGCCTCCTGTAGTAGCTACTGTGTTAATTACAGGGTCTACAACTAATCCTTCTACTGCCGCATCGTATGTATCAGGGAATACGATACCCGGAGTGTCGCTATCTCTTATTATTCTAACCCTATCACCATCCTTAAATGTGTAAGAACAAACGGCTGCTGTAGTTGGCTTTTTTATAGAATTTGTGACAAGACTTGTAACTTCAAGGTAGATATATTCAGTTTCATCTGTGTTTACCAATATAGTTTTCCAAAACAAATAATTGACACTACTCTTATTTACTAAAAAAGTCATGCTATACGCCCAATATGGAGGAATGTCATTTATTTTATAGTTTATGTACGGTAGCATTGGCTCATTGCTCCCGTTTTCTGAATATGCAGGGAACGATACGTTATCAGTGTAAAGAACTCCATTAGTAACGCCATTCTTATCAAAATACTGCCTTGCAATTGTTCTTTGGCTTGACCACTTCCATGTAGGCTTTGAATTACCTGTCGTAGATGGAGCCGTTATTTCCATTATAGAAAAATATGGGTCAGTAATAACCTCGTACATCGACCTTTCAACATAAACAAAAACATTCCCATACCCAAATACTATATCCACATTTGGAAGTAATGTATTATTGGCTCCAAGTGCAGCCTCTATAGTGTATATTGTATCTCCAAAAACAGTTGTGTAAGTTGAAGCAATAATTATAGCATGGTCAGAACTACGCTTAACTTTTATATTAACTACAGTCCCAACAGTAGGGATGCCACTAAGAGCATATTTTGTTATCTGTAAAAATGGGGGAGATGGGATATTAGTTACTACTGCACTAAAAGAACCACCACCGGAAGCCCCTGATGAAACAACCCCGATTGTTATTGTGGAATCTGCAATTGTATCTTTATTATACCCTTCCTCAATACCTGCATACGCTAATATATTTCCATTAAGAAGTTCTTGACAATTAGCTTTTGATGGAGTGTAATCAAAAAGCTGAACCGCCTCTTCTATATTTACAGATGGGTATGTGCTATCATTATAGAAATTATAAGTAAAATTTACATTATCAACTGCGCCCGAATTATCAAACTCTACCGCATCATACGCATAGACTAAGTTATTATAAGCAAATGCTACTTGTTGACTATATGCAGATGGGGTTATAGTTAATCCTAATGTAAGCATATTAGCAGCTAATCCAACTGCCACATCATTCAATGTATCGCCTGATAGAATAGTATAACTGCCTACCAATATTTTAGTGGAAGGTAGTTGAGTGAGATACAAATAAACAATTGATCCGGGTATAGGTATCCCTGAAAATGTAATTATAGCAATAGTAGTCCCTGTAGTACTAACCAATATTTGATGTGTTTCAGTAAGGACTAAATCTTTCTTATTTATTGTAGTTACACTCAATAAGTCCGACCATACACTTGTTTTAGAAACATACTGCATCCCTATCTCTATTGACTTAACATTTCTTCCACCAGTACTCGCAGATAATATAATTACATTATTATTAGTAATTACATTAGTGTATGTATCTGTTAGAATACTAACCGGAAGTGGCATTTTGCTTAATGGGCTAAATGTACTTTTTTCGAAGTCATCATAAATATACCTTGTCCTAAATTTAAAAAACTTATCCCTTAAATCATTGCTTCTTTTAGTGGTGTCATTTGAGTAAATAACTTGCGGCACCTTCAATGGTGGCATCTTTGCTTTCTGAATCAAATCCCTTGTCACAGGGTTATAGTACCCTTGCTTAAATAGCGTAATATCAAATCCGCATGGCTTCCCTAAACTATCCAAAAAGAAAAGCAAATCTCCTTCTTCTCGATTGTAAATATTAACACTTAGTATCTTTCCGCTTTCAGTAAAATCAAGTACATTAATACCTGCGCTATCAGTAATGTTTTCAAATATTTTAGTGTGCCTCCTTGTATCAAAAGAAAACTCTAAAATGGAATGCTTGTTAAGCCCGTTCCATATAAATTGAATAACTGTATTTCTTAAAGTATTTGGATATGCACCAATGCACTTGTTAACGCTTGAAGGGTAAACGTAAGTATTATCGCCTATCCTATTGGCAATTATCGGAGTTATATTTTGGTCATTACTACCTTCAACCGCATCATGGGTAATATTTAATGCGTCAATATAGTCATTCGATGGCACCCTGTAAGGGCTATCGTCTGTATTCAATCCTCCATTAAATATTTTAGTTTCTGTCATTATATCTTAACAGTTAGACGGTTGTTTGCAATACTTAATTGATGCATTTCTTCAGGATAAAAAGGTTTGTACTTAGCAATAGCCAACCTTCTCTCATTATAATAATCGTGCTTCCTATCTCTCTTGTCTCCCAAACTACCTTTACGTGTATTTGGCATACTTTTTATATCTTTCCAACTCAACCACGCAATGATTGATTCTCTGAATTGTATTGGAACATAGTATTCCTGGCCTTCCTTCGGAGATACAACACATTCTAATACCAAATATTCATAAGAAAAATAAGGGTCTAATACAATCACCCCATTAGCGTCATCTACCTTGTATTGCCCGATAAATGGCGCACCGCTTGGAAGTCCATATAGCGTACTAAATGTATTGTCATTCCAAAAGTTATTAAAAGCACTTGGGTTTGAATTTAAATTAACCAATGAATCGGGAGGTGCAAGGCTTTCTAATTTAGCAATTCTATTCTTGAATAAATCAGAATAAGATGTAAGGCTACTGTTTACATTTAGGCTAACTACTTCACCTGCTTTATTTAGGGCACCCACCTTTACTATTTTAAGGCAATTCGATGGGATATTAACAGTCTTGTTTTCATTGATAGGCACAACGATTGTCCTTATCTGATAAAAAAAGTCTATGCCCAAATCATCCATTGCTCTAAAAGCAAGGTTGAAGCATTTACTATATTTATGTATAGACAATTCCGCTTCATCAATGTAATCAGTTATACATGAATCAAGGGTAATGAATGCTGTTTGGTATGATGCCATTTTGCTTTTTTAATCGACTGCTAAAAACGAATCTTCTGTCATTATAAAATATATAGCACCTTTTTCTACAACTTCTGTTCCCCACAATTTAGTGCGATACGCTACATCCCCTACTTTCAATTTTGTTACCTCGTTACCTATTGCTTTTATTGTACCTTTATTACTTGGTATTCTGCAATTTTCAGGAATAAACAAGCCGCTTTCAGTTGTTTCTTTACTTGGATGCGGCTGAAATAGCACTTGCTTTTTTATTGGGCTTATCATTTTTAGTCTCTTTTTTTGGTTCTAATTTTGGTTCTTTAATAATCGTTTCTTCTTCTTTTTTAGTATCGGCAACTTGCTCCCATTTCAAGCACTCACTATACCCTACATGCTCAACTCTTATTTCATTCAACTCAACACCGATTACTTTGTTTTCTGCATCAACAAAACTTACTTTTTTAATCTCTCCTGTTGGTGTTTTATAATATCCTATTTTCATAAAAATGTTTTTTTTTTAATTTTCAACACCATCATTATTGATGTCTTTTATTTGAGCATTTTCAAAAGCTATTTGTTGCTTTATGTATTCTACGATTATCGGTATATAATCAGAAGGTACATTAATTGTACTTGATAAGTCATTACTATCACCTCCGCTAATCATAGTCACTGATGCCGTGTATTGATCTAACAATATACTTGTCATTATAAATATAGCATTCCCTTCTGAATAATAGAGTAATTTATTTGGGATAGCCCTTCTGCCTCTTGCATATCCTTTTTGAGCATTTGATAATGGGATAGCATCATACGATATTTCATTAACTGCACTTTTAAATACAACGTTTGAAACTCCTTCATTTCTACCTATACCTAATGGGACTTCAGGCAATATGAATTTATATAAAAAATTTTCATCCTTAGTAACAACAAGTCCTTTAAAGGTTGTATTAAAAGAGTTGTTTACATACCCTATGCCATCTATTTGATAATTTTCTTTAAAGTTTTGCTTTGCAGCAACACCTATGCCCTGATTTAAATACTGATTAACTAACCCTTCGGTTATATCAGTATCATCCGATGGATTACCACCGTATATCTGCATTAAAATCTGCTCTATAAATGCTGCTCTAATCATTACTGCCCATTTTGTTTAATTTCATTTGCGTAAGCCTCTACTTGATTATCCTGCAAACTTACTCCTATTATTCTTAACGCCCTTGCAATTACATCTAAACAATCTACGTCATGCCAAACAAAATCATTACTAACTATTGCGCTACCCAATGAAGCCCCCGATCCTGCAACGCCTGCAAACGTAACCGTAGGCGTTGTATTAGCATACCCTGTGCCATTTTCAGTCATAGTTATACCTGTTACTACACCCCCAGACAAAACAACTGTTCCTGTGGCTGTAATGCCCGATACGGGTGGTGAAAATGTAACAGTAGCAGAAGTATATCCAGTACCTCCTTTTAATATAGGAACACCCTGTACCCCTGTTGTGTAAATAGACCTTCCGTTTATATCTTGCTTATATGCCCAATTTATAGCCTTTGGAGATTTTATGTAACTTATTTTAGCGGAACCTAATGTAACAGGGTAAAACTGTATGCCACTGTCTTGTATAAGGTAGAATGGATTTGTTGCATACGGATTTATAGTTGACCTAATAAAAAAGTACTTTTTCTCTTGTGGACAAAATCTGATTCTTCCATTTCCAACTGTTTCCATTGCATCAATCTGTATGTACCCTGTTGGGTATGAAGCAAGACCTGTATTATCAATATTTATTGTAGTAGGTGGGGTTATAATAGAGGCCAGCCTATTCCTTACAGTTTGGTTATTACTATAAGAATATCTTGGCTGGCCTTTACCATACTGATACTGTTGAAATTCTCCTAATAGTGAGTTTAAAAAAGAATTGGATGCCTGGTTTATAACCAAATTGTACTTATCAGGACTGATGTACCCTTGCTGATTTTTATTGCAAGCATATTTGATTATCTCATACCCTGTATTTGCATCCATCTTTTTATTTTATTAATCTTTGTAACTGTTCTAAAAATGCAATGCCATCATCTGATTTGGTCATTGCTAATTCTGTTAAAAACTCCTGCGGCTTTCTTGACTGTGGCATCTTTGCTATAAAACCTCCATTAGCCCATGTTATATTTCCACCTACACCACCAATGTCTATCCTTGAATCAATGATTGATTTTCTTACTAAAAAAGCAATATCCACTTCCTTTGAATCTAAATTTGCTTTAAATTTCTTTGGATCACGTTTCGCAAACAACATCAACTCCCTTCTGATTCCATCGTCCGATTTTGGCTGCCCTAATTCATCGTAGAATATGATCCCAAAAAAACTTGCCAATTTCTTTGCCTTGCCAATATCCATTTTGCTTGCCTCAATAGCCATATCCATTTCAAGCAATTCTTTTTCTAAGGCTGCCTGCTGTTGCTTTGCAGGGTTGTATTCAAAAAACTCATGTTTGCTACCTGACCTTCTGCTTGGGTTATCAATAAAATGCCTGCAAACACTAATAAATTCCAATGCTCTTTCGTCCCATGAAGGTATCCTTAAAATTCCACCTTCAAATTGCAATGAACGCCTGTTATTTGAAACCCAACTTTTATCCTTCAATTGCTCAACTAAATCTGTTGACCATATACTTGAAGAACCTGACAATAACCAAACCCTTTCTCTTCTTCCTGTTGTTGGGTTTAAAATATCATCGTCAATTCCGTCTATATAAACCCTTCCTTTTCTACTTGTATCTACCAACTTATAGATAACATATTCATTTACCGAAGCTAATGAATTTTTAACTGCGATTTCAGATATTTCGTTTGCAATATCCAATCCGTTTTTCTCTGCATTTGATGGCCTTCCCATTTGTTTTTATTTTTAACGTTTATGAATTAATATTCTCCTTCATCCCGAAGGCGTTTAAAAAGGAGCCATGCATTTAGCATGGCCCCCTTATTATAGGATATTAGTGAGTTACAACAATGAACTGATTAGCTGCTACTGTGCGTACTCCACGATAGGTAATCATTTCAATATTATCATTCATTGTACCATTTGTAGGGTTCTGTGAACCACCACCATGTTGCCATACCCTGATACTGTTACCAATTGTACCGCCTTTAGGTGGCTGCATGGTCATTACAGTTATATTTTTGTATGACTTAGATGAATCCTGCGCATCTCTTGAAGAACCTTGTGGGCAAATAATACCGAAATCCCTGAAAGCATCTGTTACAGGAGTTTTACCTGTTGTTACTTCAGTATTGAACTGACTGTATTTCTTCGCTCCGAAACGGTATCCATCAATCATGATGCTTTGTACACCATAGTTAATGTTTGCTTCTTCAGATTTTTCATTTGAACCCCAAACCCATGCACCTGCCGGATATGCTGCAAAAATACTATCAGAGAAATTCTGACGTTGGTTAATATCCATCAACCAAAGGTTATCTTTAGCGCATCCGTTTACATCCATCAAACGGGTGATTTCGTGCAACTTGGCAATATCCAATGTACCCGGAGTGTAAGTCACAGTTTCACCACCTGCCTGAACTGCCGGAATGAAACCCAATGTTCCGGGTGAAGTTGTTGTTGCCAAACCTGTGTTATCTTTTAGATTACCACGCATTAATTTCTGCTCAATATTATTGAGGAAACGTTGGTTGGCTTTTACTAAACCTTTGTAGGTAAAGTAGCTTGTACCTGCTTGTCCAACACCTGCCAATTCAGAACCACTAACACCTGAACTATAAAAGATTTCAGCCATTTCTGCTTTATCGGTTGCGCTCCATGATTCACGCATCTCTGTTACAGAACCCGTTTTCTTAATATCAAGATGAACCTGTGGAACTGCTGATGTAGAAGCCTCGCCTACGTCCATTTGACCTCCAAATATTAAAATTTCACCTGCAAGCAAGTTAGCAGAACCGGATGATGTAAATGCTACAGCAGCCAATTTAGGGCGAACTACTGCTGTCCATGCAGAAGGAGTTGTTGTGTCAATTGACAAGATTTCACCCTCTTTATTATTGGATGCAATACGAACAGTTTCCCCCACTCTTAAAGCTGTAGAAGTACTTGTGTAGTAATCTGCGGCTGAAATTGAAATGGTTACTGACGCACCTGCGGCTGGTGTAACAACTGCTGTCAGGTTTGTTACAGCTAACATTAACTTACCTCTGTTTTCAAACCAAAAAAAGTCTTGGTTTTTTACTTCTTCCATACCTGCGTAAGTTGCAAGCCACATGAAAAAAGCCTCGCTTCCGTATGTTTCAACGTAAGTCTTATAAAACTGTGGGGTCAATAGCTGTAATGAAGATATTAACGCCCTTTGCGATCCACCTGTCTGCGCAATTGCACCAGGTTGAAGTATATTACTTGTTGGGATTGATGGCATTTTTTTAAATTTTTAATTGTTAATTATTAACGTTCCGATGCAAAGAAGTTCTCTGTTGCTTTGTCCTTTTCAGCCTGTGGTTGATTTAAGCTAAAACTGCTTTGATTACCTCCTGTAACATTTACGTTTTTGGCATTTCTGATATAGTTATCTATAACTTTAGTGCCTGTTTCGCTGGCTATCTTCTGATGTATTTTATCCTTATTCCTTAAAAGATATACATCTGACATCAAGCCTTTTACATTTGGTGAACCATCCTCGTTAAACCACCTGCTTAATATAAACCCATCAACATCAAAAGTCTCTAATTCTTTACTTAATGCTTTTTTTTCTTCATCTGTCGGAACATAGGAAACAGGTATATCAACTCCTTCGTTTTTATACGATGTTTCAAATCCTGTGAACAAATTTGAATCACTACTTAAAGAACTTAGATACTGATCTCGTCTTTTAATTATTTCCGCTTGCTCCAATTCTTTTTGTGCTTGCGTTTGTAATTGACTTTCAGTACCATTTGAGATATTTGGAAGAACTAAATTTACTTTCATTTTTTCCAACTCCGGCTTTGCAAGTTTGGCCTCAATTACCAAATCTTTCTTAATGTCCGACACTTGCTCTTTCCACTCTGACTGCCTTACTAAAAAATCATCGTCATCCTCTGTCAATAACTGAACTGGCTCTTTCGGTAAAGCAAATTGCTTTTTAAAACGATGCTCAATTTCATCAGGCGTAAAGTCCTGATACTTGTGCCGCATAGCCAATTTAACTATGTCTGCTGCTGTATCTTCATTTACGTCTGCTTTAAGTAGTTTATCGACTTGCCTTTTTTTATCAAGAAGATTAAACACTTCATCTTCATTACCTTCTCTTAAATATTCAGCAAGATTACGGCTATCATCATTTGCGTACTCTATTTCTTTCTGTTTATTCCCGTCCCTTATTTTCCTTAATTCTTCTACCTCTGTTTTTGCGAGTTCCCAACTCTCATAGCCAAGTTCTCTTTTAAGGTATTCATTGGCATCAACAATCTCTTCTTCTACCTTCTCTTCTTTTATTGCAGTTTCTTTTTCCTGCTCATGAATAGTAGTATCATCAACTACATCTTCATTTAAACTTTCGCCCCAACTACTTTCTTTAAACGGATCAATTATTTGGGCTGCGTCCGTAGTGTCTTTTTCTTGAAGTTCATCCCGAACCTCTAATAATGCATCTTGCATATATGTTTTATTTTAAATTTACGATAACATTAAAAAGTAATTAAACTTTGCCCCTACACCACTTAATCCTTGTGCAATGTTTTCTATATCACAAAAACCTTTTTCTTCTGCATACTCTTCCAAATCTTTTGCAAAGTCCATCACATCTTTACCCAACTTTTTCAATTCACTTTCTGAATAAGAAGGCACTTGGTCTATTTTTATATCCCCAATTATTTTGCCTAAATACCCTTGCAATTTTTCACTTATTTCATCTTTAAAACTTACTAATTCATTGTACAGAAAATCAGTTGATTTATGTTGAGCAAATGAACGTGTGCTTAAATGAAATTTATGAGAAACGTCATGAAAATAAAACAACTTCCCTTGTATTAATTCAGGGGTTAGTTTAGATTCTTTTTCATTTGATTCCATGTCTTTTTTAGTAACTTTTAATAGTGCCATTTTATGAGATTTTAGCCAACATAATAATAACTTTTGTAGCGGCTGCCGATGCTCCGCTAAATTTCAAATACCTTCCAGCTACATTAATTTTATACAACCCTGCTGCGTCAACTGCTGTAACTGCTGTATTTGTGCTTAGTTTGGAAGCATATACAGTTGTAAAGTTTGCAGCTAAATTAGCATTGCCATCGGTAACGCCTATCACATCCCCACTATCATTTGTTGATGTAATACTAATTGTACCCGATGGGGTTACAAATTGCGCCACTACGTAATCATATCCTGAAACATCTATAGTAATTGCATTACTTACAAATACGGGCTGTATATACGTTGCTATCATGGTGTTTTTTTTATAATTTATATCCTATTTTTTTAAGCCGCTACCTGCTGTAATTGCTCTTGTTGCTCAATTGGCGGTTGGCCTCCGCTTTGTTGTTCTTCCATCTGCATCTGCTCATTTTCCATCTGCTCTTGCATTGCCTTTTGATTAGCCATGTTTTCTGCAAAAAGCGGCAGTGCAACATTTTGTATCATCTCTGCCTCTAACTCTTTTAATTCTGATGGAACAGTTAACCCTTTGCCATATATCCCAAAAATCCCTTGTAATATTATTTCTTTCTGTTTTTCTTTACTTGTAGCCATTTCTATCTGCCCTTTCATTTGCACTTCGTTCTGCATAGCCTCTGCGTCCATCTTAGATTTCATTACTATTGAATCTTGTTGATTCTTAGCATTCATTTCGGAATTACGCTCTGCCTGTTGCTGACGGTCTAATAACATTTTTTTCTGCCCTTGCCTAAATAATGTTTCAGCTAATTTAACATCTGTAGCAGCTAATCTTGAAAGCTGTGCAGGGTCAACGAATAACAATAAATCAGGATTCGCATTAGTAGCATTCAATAGCATATTTTCAAACTTTGCTATCTGTTGAGCATTTGGTAAAAAATGAAATTCTGTACTAAATATCCTGCCTTTAACATCTGATTGCCCCATCATTGCCCTATAAGCGGTAGACCCATATTCAACACTATCTTTCATTAAGCAAGCCACCTTTTTAGCTACATCTTCTGTAACATATCTATAAGCGTCATACATATAATCTGTTGCATTTTCAGCAACCTCTTGCGCTGTATTAACGTTGCCTTCTGTAACTCTTGGCTGCAAAGCAGAACTCATTAACGCAGGATCTTCGCCTAATTCATCTTTTAATACTTGGTAATGGAATTGGTACGATTTTATCAGCCCTTCCATTGCGCTCATAAACCCATTATTCTGTAACTCTGTAATTGGAACAGGAATCCTATTCCCCTCTGCATCTCTTCCACGATAATATAACCTACCTGTCTGATCGTATATCCTTCCTAATTCTTTTGGAGTAGACACGCCACCTGCTAAACCTAAATCAATTTCTTGTAAAGCATCTACATCTGTAGCTGTTCCAGGAGGACGCATTGTGGCAATAACCTGCTGCATTCTTAATCTTGCAATAATCATTTGGTCGGCAGGCTCTTCTATTTTTTCAGGAATGGCAATATTCCTCATTTCGTAGTTCTGATACATAAAAAAACTATACGAAAACTCTGCATTGCCAATCTCTTTAGGGTCTTGCGGCCGAATCATATTAGTCTTTAACCCCCACTCTAAAAGTATATGCTGAACTCTTAAATAAACGCCTCTGTAGATATTTATTTTTGAATCATCTTTAATCTCTTCGTTAGGCGACTTTTTTATAGGTGCGCCTTTCTTAATGAATGTCGATTTTGCTGTAGTAACTAATGTATAATGTTCTGTATCTAAACTTTTGTATTCAAATTCAAGCAAGTCTGTATTCCATTCATCATACGGTCTAAGGTACATAATATTGTAACTTATATTCCACGTTAACTTATCGGATAATTGATATCCTTTACACGATCCTGCTACCTCAAATAGCTGCTCTTCTGTGAGTGCATTTGGGTTATCAGGATTAAATTCTTTTCCGTACCTTTTCCTTAGTTCGCTTATTTTTATTGACTTAACTTGCCCTCTCCATGTCGTATCCCTAAAGTCATCATAATCACTGTATGAATAAATTGCATTTTCAGGCTTAACGTCCTCTACATGAATTACCCCTTCATTATCCATCCATGTATATGCTCCGATAAACCCAACTTGTGCGCTATCTGTTAGCACCTTCTTCTTTAAAACATCAAACCATCCATTTGCTGAAAGAATATCATTAATTCCCATTTCAGCTATTATCTCTTCCGGTAAAGCCTGAATCTGTGCCACCCATAATGCAAGTTCTTCTTTATCCGATGGGATAGTTGCATTTTGAGGTATAATTTGTTCTCCACTTTGCTCCTGCAATTCTTCTAACTGTCTCCTATTATGTACAATGTATTCTATTTGTTCGTATTCTTCTTTCTTTTGTTTTACTGAAAGAGGGTCAACTGCCTTAACCTGAATTTTTTCAGAACGGTTCATCCACCTACCTATTAATCCCGATATAATCCTATTGACTATCCTGATACTTTGCCAATTTAGATTTGCGTAGTTAATTTTTCCATTAAAGTCCATGTAGTCCTTGAACTTATCCATATTTATCCTGCCATTCGCAGAATTTCTACCTTGCCTATACCTTGCATTACGTGCAAAATAATAACCTGAAGTTCCACCTTGTATTGTAGAATCTATGTATTTTGAAATAGCTAACCCATAAGTCTTATCTGACTTCTTGCTTATACTTTCAGGTTTTAATTGAAAGTCCTTTACGCCTCCTATACTATTTTGGGTTTCGTACATCTGATAAAATAAAAAGGCCATCACTACATTTAAGTAATGATGGCCTTCGTGAAGCACTTTTTTGTTTTATACGTTAATTACTACTGTTGCTCTTGGCAATCTGTGTAGTTTTTGTTTCTTGAACATTCACCGTCCCACACTTGCACTTTATTGATACAATTCCTTCCTTTATCCTTATCTCTGCCAGTTTTTTACCGCAATTATTGCAGGTCATTGAGTTTAATGGAATACTTGTAACCATATTTAACACCAAATATAATATTTTTTCTACCAAAAAAAACAAATTTTAATTGTACTGCACTTGTACATTATTTCCAAAAGACTTTATAAGTGGTTCTTTAGGCTTTTGCGATGCAGAATCAGGTTCGATTAGTACTGATATTAATATCAAGAATGAAACTAAAATATCATACTTTGTCCTATCGTATGGGTCAAATATTAAAGCATTTTCAAGTATCTCTTCAAAATCAACTTTGTCACAATGATGCAAGAAGAAAGATATTCCATTGTCTAATTGTCTGGTTAAACTAAATGGGGTAATAGGTGTTCCTTTATACCTATCAGCATCAGCCCTTTTAGTTGGATCAATTAAACTTAATGGATAAGTACCTAAATACATCACTTTACCCCTTTCTCTAAAATATGATAAATAATCATCCGCTGTGG